CGGTAGCGCTCAGGGAGGTCGGCGATGGTTGGTTTGCTCACGGCTTGCCCTCCCGCATTTGCAGCGCGGCCCAAACGCCTGGGAACTGCTTCGAGAAGATCGCACGCGCGTCCTGCGCCAGCAGCCGATGCTCGCGCTGCGTGTGCGGCGAACAGCGCTGATCGAAGTAGTGGATCCAGCTGCGGACGTTGCCCGTAACGTAAAGCCGCGTCCGCGTGCAGAGCGGGAGCACCATCCGCGCAGTCTCGCGACTGACTCCGCGCTGGATCAGTTCCTCGTAAGCCTCGAAGGCGTGCGCCGTCGCGGAGTGGACGAGCGAGTAGAGCGCCGAGTCGCTGATTGGCTCGCCCGAGGCTTGCCTGTTGCGATCGTCCTGGGTCCGCAACTCCACGCCCTCAAGCTCAGTGCTCTCGGCATATCGCTGAGAGAACTCCTGGAACGTGAAGCTGCGATGACGTAGGATCTGCGCGGCGATCGCACGCGAGGTCTGCATCTCGAGCGTCATCGATACCGTCTCGAAAACGGACCAATGGCCGTGTTTGATGCAATACGCGAGGAGCCGCGGCGCAGTCTCGGTGTTCAGCTGGTTGCTTGGATTCGAGACGCGCGCGCAATACGCGATGAGATCATCCGCGGTAATGATGCCTTGCTCCACGAGGTCGGCGCAAGGCTCGGTGATGCTGACGAGTTTTGCGTTCATTCCTTCTCCTTTCGTGCGGCGTCGATGGCGGCGCGTTCCTCCGGCGTCAGGAGCGCCAGCATCTCCTCTGCGCCGTCGTTGATTTGGCTCAAAACCGTCTCTGCATTGTCGCCATCTAGGTTGCTGCGATCTTCTGCCACCACGGCCTCGTCGATGAACTCTTTCCATCGCCTTAGAAGTTCAGTCAGCCGCTCCTTATCCGCCCGCAGCCGAGCAATTTCCCTCTCGTAAAAACCGGTCTTAACTTTGAGGTCATTGATTTCCTCGCACGCAATCCGCAGGTGATTGCGTTTTGCCTCAATCTCGTACTCCAGTTGCCTTCTGAGATCGATGCACTCTGCGATATACCAGTCGATGTCGCGCTGGTTTGGTTTTGTCGTTGGGAGTGTCATTTGATGTAATGCTTTGGCGTGTCGATTAGCCTCGGCGATCAGGTGGTCGCTCACGTTGGCGTGCCTCCTTCATTGAGGTGTTGACGCATTATGGCGTCGGCTCCCCATTCTTTTTCTAGTTTTTCGCGTAGTGCAGAAGCTCGAAAGGACAGCTCGTCTACGTTTACCCCCATCATCTCAATAAATGCTAAAACCTGCTCTGGCGTCATCGCATCTACAGCATTCTGAATTTCTGCTGTTTCGACATCTTCGCAAGCACTCTCCAACTGTTCCATTGCGCGATTAGTCTTTTCAAACGCACGCGCACGCGTGGTGGTTGTCAGTTCGTCCCAGCAGCGGATAGCGTGACGGGCGCGCACTTTCAGCAAAAGAACTGAATCAGTGGGTCCGCTCTTCGTGTCGTTGTCGGATGTTTCGTCGGATTGGTCTTCGCTCATAAATTACGCTTTTAGTTGTTCAATTATTCGGCGCAGCTCTTCATTGTCTTCTTCGAGAACTCTTTTTTCTTCTGTCAGTCCAGAGATGACGTCGCTCAAATCAGAGATAGTTTGATCGAGCTCAATAATGATGCTTTGCAGATTTGAAAAATGCTGAGCAGCTTCGGCTGCCGCTTGCTCTGCTAGGCTTATTTCACGATCTTGAGTTGAGTTTGTGTTTCTCACGGCTGCTCCTTTCGTGCGGCGTCGAGGGCGGCCCGCAGCGCGGCGTTCTCACGCTCCAGTTGTTTCACCTTCCCGACTAATGGAGCCACACAAGTGCAATGTTGCTCGTCGGGTCGATGATCTAGGGCGTGCGCTACCGCATTCTCCCAGTCGTCTATTTTTTCACGCAGGGACTCGTTTTCCGCGAACATCAGCTCGCTCTGCCGCTGGCCCTCACACTCCCGTCCATCACAAGTCTCACAGAGCCAGCCAGTCCGAGCGTTGTCCAATTGCCTTTGGAGGTCGTCCACCTGAGCCTTCAGTTCCGCCTGCAGCTTGTAGTAGGCTGAGATGGCGATCATATCGCCGTGCTCGTTGATCAAGACACACCTCCAATCTGCTTCATCCAATGGACCGCCCGTAGGGCGCTTTGGCGCATCATCTGCCGGGAGCCCTGCCGGAGGGTTTCGCGGGTTTCGGTTTGCGCCATCAGTCGGTGGGCTTCCGCCCGTCCGAGGAAGTAGGCGGTCATTGCCAAGGGGCTGTAGAGGGCTGGTCTCTTAATCTTCATTGTGTGCTGGTTTCTGTGTTTGGTTTCCTACGACGGGGCGTTTCCCCGTCTGCATCCACTCAAGGCACAGCAAGTAGCCGTGCGCGTCAATCAAATTGTCCGCTTTAGCCTTATGTGCCTGCCTCCGAAGCTTTAAGGCCGTCATCATCAGCGGAACGTCCTCTGCGGTGATGGGGCTGGTGAGCCGGGTGTTTAGCAGTCCGGTCCACATCGCGGCGATGCCCGAGAAGTCCTGATCTGGGGTTCCGTAGCTCTCGTTCCGGTCCCCGGTGATTAGCCGGATGGCTTCTTCTGCGTGGTTCACTCAAAGTCCTCCCGGTCAGGGCCATCTTCACTTTGAATCACAATTCCGACTACGACTCCGATCAGGAATCCGAGTCCGGTGCATATTAGTGTCATCATCTGTCTTGTTGGGTTTAGGTTTGGCTAACGGGAAACGGGAAGCGGGTTCGCCCGCCATAAAGGTCGATTACGGTGGCATAGCCATCGCCTTTAAGCTCAACGCGGTAATCGTGGTATGCCTTCGGGCTTAGAGTGGGCTTTAGCCTCCGAAGCAATGCTGAATGTGTCTCGCCCTTATGCAGCACTCCAAGGTTCTCGTCCTTGGGGAGACTATGCATATGGTGCATACCAAGGTTAGTATTCTTAGTATTATCTAAGTTATGTACCTTGGTGTGCATATGGTGCATACGTAGTTCTACGCCATTAAGGGTGAGAACGTAAGCGTTAGACCGAGCACTATTTCCCGGCTTAACCCTTATCAGCCCTTTGTCCTTTAAGGACTTAAGGGCGGCAAAGACCGCCCGCACCGAGAGATTAGCCTTCTCAGCAATCGTCGCGGATGCAGGGTTGCATAGGCCCGTCTGCGCGTTGCGGCAGCGCCATAGGTAGGAGAGCACCCAGCCCTCTTGCGGGGTCAGCCCGAGGTCGAATAGCCAAGCCGGAATAAACGGCTCACGGCCAGCGCACACATCTGTTGAGTAGGTTGTTGTCACAAGCAAAAGGCCCGCCAAGTGCGTGCTTGACGGGCCATTGCTTGAACAACCCACCCGAGGATCAGTCGGGCGAAATAGTTTTCTCAGGCACGCACCTGATAACGAGACCTTACCATACAGACGGTTGACATCAAGCTTTAGATGTGGGATTTTGCCTTTAAGCGTGCAAGCCTCTGAAGACCAGCTAGATATGTTTGAAGAAAGTTCTAAGAAGGTGAAGGTTTTAAACGGGATCCCCGCCAAGAAAGTCGCCATCACCCTAGCGTCTCAGGTCACGCTTCCCTCGGTCAGCCAGCCATTTACGGCTGTTAGGGTGAGCCCAACCGAGACTTGGATCATCAACCATTGATTGCACCTTTAAGGCGTATTTTGTGGATTGGCCCTTTAAGGCGTACTGGGAATTAGGCCCGTGTCTCCAGATGTTGGCCCGCGTCTGCGGCGTGTCGGGTAGCCGGTGCCGCGCCACCCATCTGTCGGTGTAGAGGCAGAACAGGCGGAAGCTGCCATCAAGGGTGGATCGGTCCTTTAAGGAGGCTTGGTGCCCCCAGCTTTGAATGTCCTTAACCACGGCTGGCTGGATCTGAGCCGGGCCTACGGCGGACCCGTTGCGGGCGTTCAGGTCCCCGGCACTCTCCATTTGGACAATCGCGAGGAACAGGATCAGGAGTTGGGATTCGGTCATAAATGCGGGGGATTCACCCTTTAAGGCGGATTTGCCCTTTAAGGGGATTTGCGCTTTAAGGGGGGATTCGTCCTTTAAGGCGGTTTTCCCGAATAGGCCCGCGCCCGGCAAGCTCCTTCCCGGCGCAGGGGTACGTACAGGGCACTACGTAGGACTACGTAGGGGAAACACCCTAGCACCGTTTGGAATGAGGAAAACACCCCAGTCACGGATGTTGCTAAGGGAAACTACCTAGGCTCGGAGTTGGGGAAAATTCCCCAGTTTCGGAAATCGCCAGAAAGGGCGTTTGCTTGCGTTTATAGGGGCTTTGATGCGCTGAGGCCACCCTGACCCTCACCGCAGGCCGCGCACCCGTTAAAGGCGAACTGGTGGGGCTCGGTCGGCGCCCAGATCCCCGCACAGGGGCACGAAAAAGCCGCCCCGGTCAAAGGGCGGCTTGTGGTGGCGTCGGCTGGGTCAGCCCAGCAGGGCCAGCCCGAGCCCGTACAGCAGGCAGGCCGCGCAGACGAGCAGCCAGACGGCGGTGGTCACGAAGTCGCCCTTTTTCACCGGCTGACCTCCCCGGTGATGAAAGAGGCGTGCCGGGCCAGCCAGCGCGCCCGGTCGTGGTCCCCGATCTGGCGCCAGCCGCGCAGGGCGTCGGCCAGCCGCTTCCGGGTTCGGCTCCCGCCGCCGAAGGCCACCAGATCGCGGCAGGCTGCGCTTTCCAGATCCCGGCAGCGGTCAACGTGGGCCGTGCCCCAACGGTTCGTTGTGGTGCTCATCGCCGGGCCTCCTCTCTGAAGTCGGCCCATTGGCGGGCCAGCTCCTGACGCACGGCGAACCGCTCGTCCTCGGTCAGCTTGCGGTTCTCCCACTCCCACTCACGCAGGGCCGCAGCCTCATCGCCGCAGAAGTCCCGGGCCGTGAAAAGGGCGTCAACGGCACCCGCCAGCTCTGATGTGATTTCGTATTTCATCGGATCAGCGAAACCACCGCTTCGCCACGCCCACGCCCAGCGCATTCTTCGCCGTGCGGTACGCCTTCGCCAGCGTCGGCTGTTCCCAATGGGTCCGAAGGGCCAACGACAGCGCAGCACAGGCGGCGCGCCGATACTCGGTCGGCCAGTACTGGCCGGTTGTGTACTCCCAGCCCGTGCCGTTCCACGACAGGCGACCGCCGAACGCGATGCGCGCAGCGGAGGACAGCAGCTCAGGCCGGAACCCGGAGACGGAGGCCCGCCAGACGTACCAGATCATCGCCTCGGCGTCCCGCTTGTCCCGGGCGATCTCGCGGAGTTCGCGGCGGTAGCTGGCCGCGTCCCCGTAGTTGGCGAATTCGAGCCCGGGCCGCTGGCGGACGAAGCGGTGCAGGGTTTCGAGCATCTCGCCCAGCTTCTGGGCGTCTGTGTGTGTGGTGTGCATTGTGTGTGGTTGTGGGTTGTGGAGCCTGAAGGCTCCCCGAGGCCCCCGCAGCGCAGGAGCCAAGGGGAGCCGTCAGAACCCCGCCGCCTTCAGAGCCCGAGCGTCACCGCCGCAGGCAATCACCCGGTACAGGTCCGGCCTCCCCGGCCTGTTGTAGCAGGTCCGCCGTTCCATCACCCACGCGCCGCACTCGATGGCGGGCAGATCAGCGCGGGCTTCGGTCACGGTGTCGTGGGTGGAGATGTCGAGGGACTCGCCCTCGGCGTCGAAGAATCGGGTTTCAATCACGGTGTGCATCTGGATCAGCGGGCGTGGGCGGAGTAATGGGCGTCCACCACAGCGGCCAGAGCCGGGGTGTCGGTGAAGTCGCACACCAGTTCGCCCGGCCCGTTGCCGTACACGAGGAACAGGGCGACCTTGCGCCCGTCCTGATCGACGCAGCGCAGCGTTGCCTCATCGCAGGCCATCGCCTCCTCGACGAACAGGGTGCGGTTGTCGGCGTTCCACTTGGTCACGGTCTCCCCGTTGTCGATGGTCAGGGGCTGAAAGCCCGCCGTGATCAGGCGGTGAAGCAGGCTGCGGGTCTCGGTGTCGTAGCGGTCGGTGGTGGTCATCGTTGGATCTGGGTCTGTTGTTTCGTGGCTGCTGGCCTCGTCAGCGTGCGCGTGACGCACGGACACCCTTGCGGGTGTTTCGGCCTCTCAGAAGTGCGCCAGCCAAGCGTGGAAACGGCGGGTCTGCTCGTCCCGCATCGCGTCGTACGCCTCGCGGAGCTGCTCCCAACCCTGCCGCCCGCCGCACAGGGCAAAGGCGTCGTCGGCCATCAGTTGATCCCAGATGCGCTGGCAAGCGGCAAAGGAGGCGTCGTAAGCTGCCTTGGCGGCGTGACGGTCGGTGGTGGTGTCGGCGATGATGATCTCGGTGGTGGTCATTTGTTCTGTGGTTTCGTGTTTCGCTCGGCGGTGGTCGCCTCGCTTCCTGAGACGATGCAGAAGACAGGCCCACCGTCAACCACATTTTCGCGGAAATCTGCACCACCTGCCTAGATTCCCGAGCCCCGGCCACCAGATCCCGGCCACCCATCAGCCCACCTACAGGGTCCCGCAGGCCCATCAGATCAGCTTATGCTCCGCTTGCTCAGTATTAGGGGAAAATTCCCCAAAACGCAATAGACGCGAAATCTCGAGCCTATCTAGGCCACCACCCGCACAGGCACCCAAAACCCCGCAAAACGCAGGGAAACGGGTCAGGAAACGAAATGCAGCCAGCCTGCAAAACAGCCCCGGCCAACCGCCCAAGGGTCACAAATGGGAGCGTAAACCAGACCAGACCAGCCTGACAGGAAGGGACAGGTGACAGGCCAGACAGGGAGCCAGACAGGCGACAGCGGACAGCGAGACAGGGCAGGCAGGAAGGGCGCGGCGACAGGGCCGGTGCGACCCGTTCACCCCTTAACGGTGCGCCCGCCCGCGCAGGGTCCGGACCCCTCCCATCTGTGACTAGAGTGTTTCCCTCATCCCATCCGTGACTGGGGTAAATCCCTCAGTAACATTTGTGACTAGGGTGTTACCCCTAGGGGGGGGAGGGGGTCGCGAGGGGGGGTGGTGGGTAAATTGGGATTGCTCCACTAAGCCCTTTTAAAAAATTCCCAATATGTCCCTAAAAGCCGCCCTATGCGATTAGGCTTGATCCGCCCCCTTGGGGCGTACCAGCATAGCCCTATGACCAAAGAACGCGCTAAACGGGCTAGAAAGCCTGTTAGTGAGATGGCGGTGGAGATTGCTAAGTTTGGGGAGGCTGAGGGGAACTTCTTGGAAAGGCGTGACCCAGCTAAGGCCGTCAAGGCTTTGGAGATGTTGGCGGAGGGGTGCTCCTTTGGGAAGATCAGGGAGGAGCTGGGGATGAAGTGGGAGACGATTAGTCGGCTTAAGGCCCGGCATCAGATGGTGTTGGAGGATAGGCGGCGGGAGTTGGCGCAGGATGCGCTGGAGATTGCGGAGGGTCTGAGGCTCTTGCAGAAGGAGAAGATGCGGCAGTTGGCGGAAGACCCTGAGCAGTTGGCGCGGACCAACATCCGGGATCTGGCTATTCCTTGGGGCATCAGTATGGACAAGTATATGGCCGTGATTGGCGAGAACAAGGTCGTCGTCGAGCACAAGGCCGCCGCTCCGAGTCTTGAAGATGCTATGAAGGCTATTGCAGAAGCCCGAGCCAAGCTGCAACAGTCTTCCATTGACATACCTGCCGTTTCCGTAGAACCAAAGCCCGTTGAGCCAGCAAAAGATTAAACGCGGTACGCAAAGGGCGGACGGCCTTTTCTTCATCTGCTACCAGAAGAGTGGGGCAGAGTACTGGGCTACTGCTGACGTTTTGGAGAAGTGCCGACTTTCAGCGCAGGCTTGGAAGGCTAAGAACAAGGAGCGGATGCTTGAGAAGCAAAGGCAGTACCAGCGAGCTAATCGAGAGGTTCTCAACGAGAAGCGCAGGATTAAGTTCAAGGAAAACCCAGAGCTCTATCGGGCGTATATAGAATCACAGCGAGAGAACTTCCGAAGGAACAAGCGGGCTTACTATCGGAGAAAGCCTTGGGTTAAGTGCGCGGAGCAGGCTGTCCGCCGATCCAAGATGCAGATCGATAAGGCTGATCTTGAGGTCATTAAGGAGATTTACGAGTGCTGTGCCCGCATCAGCAAGTGCACCGGAGTGCCTCACCACGTAGACCACATTGTGCCGTTAGCCCTAGGCGGACGCCACGAACCAAGCAATCTGCAAGTCCTTCCTGCCGTATTGAATATGCGTAAGGGCTACAAAATGCCCGTGGAGGCGTGTTGAAAATACTAGGGGGTTTTTTCAACATCCAGAAAATGGAAACTAGGCTTTCCTTTAATGGCGATTCCCGGCATTAAAGAAAACGAGGCTTTCCTTTAACAATGGCCTTAGTCTGGGAACCGCACGAAGTTCTAAAGCCGCCGACTGACGAGGAGTTGGCGGCGATGGAGCCGCAGGATGTCCTGAAGCTCCACGAGCTTTACCACTCGGCTATCTCCAATAGCAGGCGTGACCCCTATCGGTACGGGTGGAAGCTGCCCCATTGGCGGGATGCCGAGGAACTGCTCCAGACCCACGCAGAATTGCTAGTAAGTGGCGGAAATCGTTCTGGCAAAACAAGTTGGGCAGCACACGCCGTAGTTAAATCTGCGGTGGAGAACCCCGGCTCCGTCATTATGTGCTTTGCCCAGAATGCGGATGTGTCGATTCGTCAGCAGCAGTCTGCGGTGTATGACGCTCTGCCGGAAGAGTTTAAGGTGAAGGTCTTAGGTACGGAGGAGAACGTGTCCTACACCCGGAAGAACGGGTTCTCCAAGTCCAGCCTCATCCTCCCTGTCAGCAAGAGTTCCATCATCTTTAAGACGTATGCTCAATTCCTTAACAACGACACAATCCTTGAGGGTGCTGAGTTGGGGTGCCGGAATCCTAGCTGGATCAACATTGGCGCTTGGTGCGATGAATACCTCATCGGACCGCAGCTCCTTAGCACTCTTCGTTTCCGCCTTGCTACTCGCAACAGCAAGCTGGTCGTTACTTTTACACCTATCGACGGCTGGAACGAAGTTGTCCGAGACTACGTGCAAGGAGCGGAAAACGTGCGATCTAAGTCCGCCGAGCTTCTGGGTGGCCGGACAGTCCCATACATTCAGCGTTCAAGGAACCGGGATGCCGGGATCATCTACTTCCACAGTAGAGACAACCCCTTCGGTGGTTACGACCGTATCGCCAAAGACCTAGCCAATAGGCCAGAAGCGGAGATCCTGACCCGTGCGTATGGCATTGCTACAAAGTCCATCAGTACGAAGTTCCCCAACTTCAGCCGAGACC